AAAGCAAGACATTAACTTCACGTTAAGTAACCTTATTAACTTCAAAGAGGACGAGTGATAACTCTGCACAGTAAATATAAACCTCTTATCCAAGACCCTAGTAGATACTTCGTATTAACTGGAGGTCGAGGTTCTGGTAAGTCATATAGTGTAAACCTTATGGCTCTATTCCTTACATTCGAGAAGGAACAGAACATTCTATTCACTCGTTATACAATGACCTCCGCATATACCTCTATCATTCCTGAGTTTACTGACAAGATAGAAGCTCTAGGTCTAGAAGAATATTTTGAGGTCAATAGAACTGAGATAACAAACAGAGTTACTGGTAATCGTATATACTTCAAAGGACTCAAGACAGGCTCAGGGAATCAGACAGCTGCCCTCAAGTCGTTAGCTAACATTACAACGTGGATATGTGATGAGGCAGAAGAAATACCAGACAATGAGCTATTCACTAAGATAGACTACTCTATACGTGCTAAGGATATACAGAACAGAGTCATCCTAGTATTAAACCCAGCTACAAAAGAACACTGGATATACAAGCGTTTCTTCCAAGAGGCTGGAGTTAACTCAGGAAGCAATACAACTGATAGAGACACTACATATATACACACCACTTACCTAGACAATATAGAGAACCTAGGAGAGTCTTTCCTTATATCTATGGAGACTATGAGAGAGCGTAGACCTAGCGAGTATGAGCATACTATACTAGGAGGCTGGAGAGAGAAGGCTGAGGGTGTTATATTCACTAACTGGAGAATAGGTCAATACCAGTCTCAAGGTATAGATGTCTACGGGGCAGATTTTGGCTATAGTACTGACCCCTCAACGTTAGTAGCAACGTCAATAGATAAAGCTAACAAACGCATCTACATTAAAGAGCATCTCAATAATCCCAATATGAACACAAGCCAGCTAGGAGTTATATTCAGTCAGGTTGCTGGTAGAGATACAATAGTAGGAGACTCAGCTGAGCCTAGACTTATCTCAGAGCTCAAGAGGTACTGTAATATCACACCTACTATCAAAGGTCAGGGTTCTGTTAACTATGGTATAGCACTCTTACAAGACTATGAGCTTATTATAGACCCTAACTCTACTAACGTAATAAAAGAACTCAATAACTACCAATGGAGCGATACAAAGGCTGAGACTCCACTACAAAATGGATTTGACCACCAGATTGACGCTATTAGATACGCTGTCTCTTATCAGTTGGCTAACCCTAACAAAGGTAAGTACTATATAGGGTAGTTATCTAGAATCAATATAAATAAGCATTTATTTTAAAAAAAGTTTGTAAAAAGTTTGGTAGTTCAATTATTTGCCTTATATTTGTACTATCAAAATGAAACAAAATGAAATACGCAATCAACACAGAAAAAGGATTAATCAAAGACATCTTCGGACTTACAGCAGTATTTAACAGTAAAGATACAGCTTACGACTACGCAATAGCTCAACACGATTCTAGAGATGGAGTTCAGACTTACGAAATAATAACGTCTCACAGAGATGTCGTAGGTAAAATAACAATTTAAAAAAAAATAAAAGTTCTTTAACATACAAGCTAAGCATTTGAAGCCAAAGGGTGAAACCTGAGGGAGTAGTAAATGTGAGACTTAGCAATCTTGGGGGATTAGCTCAGCTGGCTAGAGCGTCTGCCTTGCACGCAGAAGGTCATCGGTTCGACTCCGATATCCTCCACAAGAGACCCAAGGATAGTAAAAAGCGTGAGAACGTAGAATAGGATAGCTGGGTTGCTCCTAGGAAGTCACGAAAGTCAGACGGAGCTATAAATTAGTTTTCATTTGTTTGTTTTGATTGAGATAGAGCCTCTTTAACGGAGGCTTTTCTCGTTACAGTATATCCTTAGCACTGTTTTTAAAGAAACTATTTAATGTTAGCTAAAATACCTCTTAATGGAGCTGGAATAACGCTAGAGCAGTATCAGAAGTACACGATGATTGCTGACGATGACGACAAGGAGTTTGTAGGACACAAGACTCTTAATATCTTTTTAGATATCCCTATGAATGAAGTACGCTCAATACCACAATCACAAGCTGAGGAACTAGTGAAGGATATTACTGACGCTATGGACGAGATGCCTCCGCTAGATTACACCTTTGAATTTAATGGCACTACTTACGGATTCATTCCTGACTTAGAAGAATTGACTCTAGGAGAGTATATCGACTTAGAGGAATATCTAGTTAAGCCTATAGACTGGCATAAAGCAGCTGCTGTGCTATTTAGACCAGTAAAGGATAAAGTGGGTCAGATGTATAATATCGAGCCTTACAGAGGCTCTAAAGATGACCACCAGACTATGAAGTCTCTACCAGCTAGTCAGTTTGTAAATGCAACGCTTTTTTTTTACCGTTTAAGCAGTCACTTGTTAGTACATTCAGCTATCTATTTGGAGAAGCTCAGCAAAAAGATGAAGGAGAAGGGCTCGTTGACCTCTCACTTGAAGGACAGTTTAGTAAAAGGTGGGGATGGTTCGGAGCACTACACTCGCTTAGCGGAGGTGATGCGACAAACTTTAGGAAAAGTACTAAAATAAACATATATGACGCTCTGACGTGGTTATCATACGAAAAGGATAGGTCAGACACTGAGAACAAAATAATGAAAAGAAACAGAAGATAATGAAGTCACTACTAAACTTAACAAACGCCATTAAGACAGAGCTTACTAACAACAAGCTTATTAATTCCGTTACATTCGGTAACATTGACGAGGTTGAGCTACTTAAGCAAGACATCTATCCACTAGCTCACGTAGGTATCTCTACTGGAACTATAGGAGACTCTACAAGCGACATTGAGGTGTCTATTCTATTCTTAGACATCGTAGACGTATCTGACGACAATGAAGCTGAGTTTAATGATTCTGAGATGTATAGACTTAACAATATGTTAGCAGCTGCAACTAAGACTACTCAGGAGCTTAAGAGGGGTAACTTATACGAACAAGGATATCAAGTTGAGCAAGACGCAGAGATAGAGTTCTTTTCAGACAGATTTGAGGATAAGCTAGCTGGTGTTGGCTTAGACGTTACAGTAACTATTCAAAACAACGTAGACCTGTGCTAAAAATTACTTCTACATACCCTAGAGCTACGAAAGTACTAGAGAGCTACAAAAAGTATGTAGTTTCTCAAGCTAAGAGCAATCTCACTAGACAAGGTGCTAAGGGAAAGCTGCACAACTCTATTAAGGGATATATCTCTAAGAAGTTCAATCGTTCAGTATCTGGTAAGTTCGCTGGAGGTTCTTCTATGCCTTCTCTTGAGTTTAAGCTTAATGAGTATGGGGTGTTCCAAGACCAAGGTGTTAAGGGTACTGACCCAGTAGACGGTAGACACAAAGCTAAGTCTGGTAACTCTATTTTCGGTAGACAAGGACACTTCCGTAAGTCTAAGAAGGCTCTACCTATCAAAGCCATCAAAAACTGGGCTGAGAAGCGTGGATTGAATCCTTACGCTGTAGCCAAGTCAGTACACAAGAAAGGTATAACTAAAACCTTATTTTTCAGTAAGCCCTTTATGCGTAGATATCAACCTATGCTTAAACAATATCACGAAGCTATCTCTATGGATATAGCACACAATATAGGAAATCAAATAGTAAAACAATTAAAGAAAAAACAATGAGTCTAATATATTCACGCTCACCATTTTTTATTCAGTCAACAAGTGGCTCTACAGCTACCGTATCTCTATACGTTTGGAACGGTAACTCTAGTGACGTACCCACTTCTGCACAATATACACTAACAAAGGCTCATAACAGCTCAGGAAAAGCTACATTTGAGGTATCTGAACTTATTAGAGACTATGTAGACCAATCATTCAACGGAGACTACGTTACAGAGGCTGTATGGGTTTATGTCTCTATGGTAGACGGTGCTGGAACTGGTGTAAGTGGTAAGTACTTAGCTACAGATGGCTATATTGATGAGGACTTTGTACAATACTGGAGTAAGTCAGCTAACAACTTAAAGGACGATAGGTTACTGATATCTAACGATAGAATAACTACGGCAGACGACACTGTAGTGACTATCCCAGTTAGTGGAGACGCTTCTGCTACATTCTTTAAGGATGGAGAGATAAAATACATTGACTCTGTTACAGAAACAACAAACTCGACAGAAGTTGTTCAGTATCTATCTAGTGCTGGTCAGTCAGCAGCTACATTCTACGCTAGAGTTATTCAAGACGGCGGAACTGTGATAGATGAGGACTGTGCTGATGAGATTATGGAGTATATCACTGAATTAGACGTTGATGAGGTCATTCTAGGGTTTAATAACGGAACTAATGCCTACTTAAACATAGAGACTGCTCCGTGCAACAAATACGAAAACTCTAGGCTTGTATTTGTTAATAAATTTGGAGCTCTACAACACATAGACTTCTCAGCTAAGAATACCGAGTCTATGAGTAGCAAAGGAAGTAGTTACAATAGCATCAACTTCGACTATGACAACCTATCTAACAATTACGGCAGCCATTCTGTCAGGGATTTTAACAAAAATGCGACAGTTCGTCATACTTTGAACACCGACTACCTCCACGAAAGCTATTCTGAGGTCTTTAGACAGCTTATAGTGTCTGAGGAAGTATGGATGGAGCATAAAGGTACTGTTAAACCAGTAAACGTAACTACAAATAGCTTACAAAAGAAAACACACGCTAACAACGGCTTAGTCCAGTTCACAATATCAGTAAAAGAGTCACATTCACTCATTAATAATATAAGATAATGAAGTACCCTCTTGAAATATACATAAATGGGGTCGAAGTAGACCAGTTTAGTGATGAGAGCGTCACTATTAAGAAATCAGTTAAGTCGTTTAAGGACGTTAAGAAGCTCTTTACGGACTTTTCTAAGACTTTTAGTATACCGACATCAAAAAAGAATAATAAGCTCTTTAAACACGTCTATAGAGTAGATACAAACGCTGTAGACGCTAGAGTATTGATTCCAGCAGTATTAAAACTGAATGGAGTTGACTTTAAGAGTGGTAACGTGTCAGTAGAGGGTACTCAGTTCAAAGATGGTAAGCCTTACGCATATAAAATACGCTTTTATGGTAAGTTAACTGAACTTAACAAGCTTATAGGTCAGGATGAGCTTACTGACTTAGACTTTAGCTCACTAGATATATCAAGTCCTAACTTTTCTAGCTTATTCTCTAGTCAGGTTGCTTCTAGCGCTATTAAGTTTCCATTAATCTGTAGAGATGGTCGATATATAGCTCACGGCTCAGACCACGACTTCGCTCAGACAGAGGGATTGACTAAAACTAAGAACATAGCTTACTCCACCACATACAGAGNTGNTGGCTACTACGGGCTAGTTGACAATGATATGATAGGAGCCCTTAGAGTTAAGGAGATTCTAGACGCTATGGAAGATAAGTACGGTATAACTATCGAGGGCGCTATGAGAGCTGACTATGTAGAGGACTTACACCTAGTTTTACAAAAGACTGACCAGACTACAATCGAAGGGGGAGCTACTGCAACAGAGTACAACTTTTCTAACTTGTCGGGAACTGTAAACTCTGAGAGTACACTGACATCGACATCCATTACCGTTGGGCTACCAGATAACGAGCCTTTCATTGAGTATGACGGTAAGATTAGATTCAAATTGACTACAACTGCGTCCAACTTTGATGGAGAGATGTTCGTGGATGGAGGCTTGTCTAGAACTGTAACAGCTTCAAATACATACAGCTCCTACGCTTCTGTAAGCCGTGGACGTACTGTTACATTCAGAGTCTCCACAGCTCAGACTGCTACCTTTACGCTGACCGCTCAGTATGTAGTAACCGAGACTGAGGTAGACCCAGAGGGTGAAATCTACGTAAGGACTGACACGTACACTATATCTGGTTCGGTGTCAGCTGTAGCTGGCGGAACTGGAGCTTACAATGTATCTGCAAACTTACCAGAGATGAAAGTCTCAGGCTTCTTAGCTGATATGTTCAAGAGATTTAATATAGTAGCTCAGGTTGAGGACGATTTGACCATAAACACCTACCACTACGACTACTACATCAATCAAGGGAGTGAGTATAACATCTCAGAATATGTAGATATATCTAGCTACAATATAAATAGACCCAACTACTACTCAGGTGTTAAGTTCACTGGAGCTGAAAAAAAGACTATCATAGAGCACGGATTCGCTAAAGTTAACGCTAGGAAGTTCGGAGAGCTTAAGTATCTCCCCGAGTCAGAGGGTAATGTGATAGACGGAAGCATCTACACTGTGGACTTAAAGTCTCACTTGATGCCCATAGAGCAGTTAACTGACTTAGATAACGCTTTACCTTCGGGATTGAATGTAATGACTCTAACGGATAAGGACGGAACTGAACAGGTATGTAAGCCTATATTCACATACTTAAAGAGGCGTACTGCTGGAGCTAATGTAGCTTACGACAGCGGAGCAAGTGTATCTAGTAAGAGTGCGTTTTGGATGCCTAACTTATCCTACACTCAGAACATAATAAGCCCTACAAACGCTATTGTTGGAGGTTATTTTGGAACTGAGCTCAGTGAACTAGGGGATGACAACTTCCAAGACTTAGGTTTATACAACTTACTCTGGAGAAACACAATAGCACTCACGTTTGACGAAAACAAGCGTAGAGCTTCTTATACAGCGTTTCTACCTTTGAGACTAGTTAAGGATATAGAGCCTAATGATAGGCTAATTATACACAACAACACTCACCTTATAGAGTCTATTGAGACTAACTATCTGACTGGAGAGACTAAGCTGGAGTTAGTGCTAATCACGGAAGCTGACACTGATATGTTCGAGACTCAGACTGTGCAAAATACTACTGGAAGCACTGACTACTTTGTTATCTTAGACCCTACTACTGGACACTTAGATAATGTGACTCTAGGCAATAATTCTACAGATACGTCAGTAGGAGGTTTATTCGTAGAGATACTAGAGGAGCTCTAGATTTGTACAAATATACCAGTATTGACAAAGATAGGNCTGATGTTTGTGTGGATTCCTATTCTCTTAGTTATTTTGAACTTATATACTAGCGTCATAATAGGTACTATAGAGTTGTCAGCCATCTGTCTAGGTANGTATTTATAAAGCAAGTCAGAGGTNTCTCTATCCCAGTAAACCTTACTATAGCTGTCTGCAAATCCGAAGTGCATAGACAGTTGACTCCTTTTAGTCTCCTTGATATTGAACCCAGCCGTCAAATAGTGGCTAAAATCTCCGTAGCTGTTCTGCATAAAGCCAAGAGTGAAGTGAGCACCATTACCACTTCTAGTAAGTAAGAAGCCTTTAGAGCCCCCCTCAGAGCCTAACTGCTCGCTAGCATATAAAGGATTAGAGTTAAAGTGTTTAGTGTATTGCGGAAAGTACACGTGAGTACCATCCCAGCCTTGAGCCGAAACTGTCATAGTTATTAGTAGTAGTATTATTCTCATCCTCTGAATTTATTTACATTCTTAATAACAGCATCAACTCTCAACTTATCAGCTAAGCCATTCCCTACAGAAGTATAAGGTTTAACTAGACACGTAGTAGTGACAACTCCGTCTCTCACTATAGCGTAGTACATAGTACCTTGTGACTCTCCTCTGCTGTTGTGTACAGAAGCGACTAACTGCTTTCCTTTACTAGACTGCTTATCAGCTTCGCTATCGAACTTAGTTAAGCTCATTTGAAGTTGACCTAGCATAAAGGCGTAGGACTTGTTGGAGCGTGTCTTAAGAGTTGAGATAGCTTCTAGCTTAGTCTTAACTTGCTCCTTAAAGCTCTCAGAGATTGCTATAGTACCCACTTTAGTGTAGTTAGCTGTAGTAGACTCTACTTTGACATCTACGCTTGTAAGAGCTTCCAACCTCTGCTCTATTCTCTCGTTAGTGTGATTCGTTACTGTCATTTGTTTCATTTTGATAGTACAAATATACATAAAAAAGAAAAGCCACCAAAATAATTGATGACTTTTTTTTAATTTAGACTCGTTCTAAATAAAGAAGGTGCTCCTTCATCTCTAGAATTACCAGCTCCATTTTTTCAGGCGGTAGCTTGTAGTATCTAGTAGAGAATAGTCTATTGCTGACTACATCTCTCATATTAAAAACATCTTCTCTCATCGTAAAACTCTGTCTATTCTAGTAAGTTGCTTTTTTAACTCTGCTCTAGTAGCTGTTATTTGATTAATACGCTCTAGAATTGCCTCACGTCTATATCTAAGAGACGCTTCTGTCTCAAGAGCACTGTGAGTAGTGAGTTTATTAAGCATTATCTGTAACTCTCTCATATATTAAGATAAAGTTAGTGCCCTAATGGCCATATAGATGACTACAAACAGACAAACTGCTGTGCCTTCCTTCCTACTCATATTACGTTGAATATTTGTAGAGTATACCCTATTACGCTGGATATATTTAGCAAAACTAGATTCCATTGCTTAGCCTTGTAAACTTGAGGGGTTAACATAGCAATCCCTATAGCTAGCAATATAAAACCTATCTGATAGCTGACTAGATAAGGAGCTACCAAAAGAACTCCAGTTCCCATATAAGCTATCTTGTCAGTAAAGTGTATTTTTTTCTTAATCGTTTTCATTTGGATTAGCTTTTAAATAGTAGTGTACATATATCTTATTAATTCCGTCAGTCATCTCAGTGTCTTGTTTGTACTCCTGAGTACCTACGTGTCTAGCGTTACCAGTCTCAATGACTAGGTTGACGTAGTTTAGCGTCTTAGT